TCACCGGTACCACGAATTTCCATAACTTTTCCATCGCAGGCGGGCTGCTAAAATTCAGCATACCGCGAAAGAAACGCTGGGGTTGATCCCCGGCGTTTTCTTTTTGAAAAATTTTCTTTTTCCCAAATTTCTTATTGATATATCACCAACTTGGTGGTAATATAATAGACGTAAACAGAAAATACAGAGGGGTTGAGCCCCGGAAAGGAACAAAAAAATGAAATTTGAAATCATCGACAACCGCGAGCTCGACCTCACCGGCAAAGGTTACAAATGGGCGCACGATCCGATGCAGTTCGACCGCGAAGTGCTTGACGACATCCGCCGCACCCGCGGCGAGAATTACGCCGACAGCCTGAGCGACGATCTTTTCGACGGTTATTCCCCGATCTGCCGCGGCGAAGACGGCGAGCTGTACTCCGTGCTCTTCGACTTCGGCGGCGACGCTCCGCGCCCGGTGTTCTGGTGCAAGGTGGCAGTCAATGAGTGAGATCAAGGCGCTGCGTGAATCGACCGGGCTCACGCAGCGCGCCTTTGCAGAGCTGCTTGGAATCCCGAAACGAAGCATTGAAAACTGGGAGAGCGGTGTTTCCAAACCGCCGGAGTACGTCGTCCGGCTGATTGCATTTTACATTGCGAACAAGGAAAAGGAGGGCTGAAAAGCCCTCCTTTTTGCTTTGCTCACTCAACGATGCATTCATAATACCGGACAAGCTTATCCTCGTCCGCGTCCTTATCGCAAAGGAACGCTTCGGCAAGGTCGGCGTAAAACTCCGTGTTGTTGACGTTGAATTTCTTTGCCACCTTGTAATAGTCCGAATACAGCATGTTCATGGCGACGTAGAACTCCATCGGATCACAGTCTATTTTCTTCTGCTCAAGAAGATTCTTGGTCTGGTCGTAGCTCCAATGCGCGCCCCTGCTGCCGTCCTCATTCTCAAGGCCACGCATCCACTCGTCCGCCATTTCGCGGGTCATGCGGTCGTACCCTCCGGCATAGCCGCGGTCGTACTCGCCGCCGTAGCTCTCGCCCATACGAGGCTCGTAGGAGAATCCGATTCGTCGGCGGTCGTCGTAGTAGTCCGTGTATTCGTCGCGGTATTCGTTGCGCGTGGCATAGCGCCCGTTGTTGTAATGCTCGCGGCCTCGGCTGTCGCGGTATCTGTCCTGCGGCTCATAGTCACGGTTATTCTGTATCTGGTAGTCTCGGATTCGTCTTATTCTGTCCGCTCTCATGTCGTCGCTCCTGTCTCCGCGTTAATGGCGGTAAGATCATTGCTCGGCGAGCAGCACGGCTTCCCGATCATTCGGAACGTGCCGCCCGTTGCGTTGGTGACTACAATCGTGCTGTACTTCGTCCGCGTCCGCACACCACACGCAGTTACGGGAGCGCAGCATCGATTCGTCAGCGGGAACTGCGCCGTTCCCGCGCCAATGGTGAACACGACCGGCGCGTTAATCGTCGCCGTCGTTGGGATGCTCTGCGCCAGAACGATGCAGTATTTTTCACCGTTGGAATAGTTGCCGTCCGGAAGATTGACAACCAGATTCCCGCCGGTAAACGTGATCGCCTGGCTAAGGATCAGCCTTTTGCAAAGCTGACATACAGGTTTGCAAGCCATTTTAAACTCCTTTCAGGGGCGGGATGTCCCGCCCCGATCACATTTTCAGCACCCGCAGCAGGTGTTCTGGGTGCAGCAGTAAGGGTTCTGCACCTGATACGCGGGAACGGGGGACGGGCGCAGCGCGTTAATGAGCGTCGCGTTCTGGGCGCTCTGGGACGCGGCCAGACGCAGCGCCTGATTATCCGCTTCAAGGGTCTGGATCTTGCTCTGCGTGAGGAAGTCGAGGATAGCGCGGGTTCCGGCGTTCTGGTTGTCCGTGATGTCGCGGGCAACGTTCTGGATGGTGTTCCGGGTATCGCACGCCTGCGTCGCCATGTCATATCGAACCTGTGCGATAGCCTGCCGGTTCTCGCAGCAGCAGTTCTGGTTCTGCATCTGCATGGCGTTGAGCTGCTGCATGAGCGCCGCCTGCTGATTGCATCGGGCAAGCTCCGCCGCAGAGAAGCCGCTCGTCACGGCCTGCGTCACACCGGCAAAGCCGTTAAGCATTCCAGTATTCATCGCGTAGAAGCCGTCACAAACGCCGTTGTTCACCGCGTCGATCTTCCGCTCAACGTTCGCAAAGTCGGAGGCAAGGACATAGCCATCGGCTACACCGCCGGAATTGCCGCCGCCGAAGCCATAGCCGCCGTTACCCCAGCCGAAAATCAGCGCAAAGATGATGATAGCCCACCAACCGTCGCCGCCGAAAAGACCGCCTCGGTTATTGTCGCCCTGTCCGGCAAGAAAGCCGTTCATGAAATCGTCTGCCATAGAAAAAACTCCTATCAGTTTATTTACATCCGGGCGCGCGCCTCCCGGCTGCATTCGAGAAGCGGCTTTTAATCAAGATGCCGGAACTGATAGGAGAATGTTTATTTAAGCCCAAGACCTTTGGCGATTTCGTCCACGGTCGTGCCGCGTTCCTTCGCCATGTTCTCCGCCATCTGCCTGAGCTGGTCGGGCGTCTTGCCCTGAACCATCTTTAACGCCTGTTGCGCTCGCGGATCGCGTCCCGCCATCTGCTGTATTAGCGTCATCGGGTTTCCGCCGGTACGGGCGAGGCTTATCAAATTGAAAATAGGATTATTCATCATCGTCTTCTACCCTCCGGCGCTTTTTCGCTGTCAGCTCAGCCCGCAGAGCGTCAAGGTCGGCTTTCGTCGCGTACTCTACAGTCGAGGCTTGTTCCGGTGTGAATAGTTTGAAATCAAAAAAGTCGGAAGCTCCCGTCTGCTGATTAAAGCGTTTCAGGTATATCATTCCGTGCCCGATGTCCGGCATTACGACGCCGAGAGAAAAGTAGTCCGTGCTTGTGGCAATAGCCTCTTCGCGGCTTGTTACCGGCTTGCAGACGTATCCGGGCGCAATCTGCTGCATGGGCTGAGGTCGCTGATAGCCGCCGTAAAACTGCTGTGGCTGTTGGTAGTAGTTTTCCATTGCTTCACGTCCTTTCTGCCCCCATTGTCGCATAAAAAAAGAGGGCTAACCCATCGGTTAGCCCTCAAAAATCCCTCAAAATCCCATCATTCGATTGCAGCGGCGATCTTGTCCTTGATCGCCCGTATACGGCGCTCGACCTTTTCCGTGCCGTACAGTTCCTTGTCCGTCTGCATGGCGAAAGAAATTTGCAAAACGCTCATACCCTTTGCCCGCAGGCGGAAGATTTTTAGTTCCTCGTCGGTAAAGCCGCAGTCCCGCTCAAACTGTTCGCGCAGCTCGCGCGGGAATTGCAGCTTATTTTTTGTCCCCGGCGTTGTTAAACTCCGTAGGATGCTCTCTGTCGTCATTGGCTACACTCTCCATGTATGCGTTAAAAAGTGTCTCTGCGAGGCTTTCAGACGCCTCGACGCCATTGATGCGGCAGAATGTTTTTACGGATTCTTTCATGATTCCGCAGTGTCGGTTTACAAAGTTTTTGTTGCCGTCAGGCGGCTTTGAACTTATCGTTCATTTCCTTAACGGCGGCTTCGAGAAGCACCTTAAGCTCGTCCTCCGTGGTTTTGATGCCCTTCTGTTCGAGCATGGAGGCAGCGACAGCCATGGCGCGGGACAGCTTCTCGTCGCCGTGGATATCCTTATACACCTGTTCAATGTACGCAACGGTAGTTGCCGCTACCTTGCGCTTGGTATCGGTGTTGACGTACTTTTCGTACAGCTTCGCGGCGTAAGACGCGGCAATGCCGCAGATGGCGAGGATGATGTACTTGATGATTTCCATGCCGTAGCTAGTGATTATCTCGTTCATTGCAAATTCTCCTTACTTCAAAAAATCGTTTTTCTTTAGATGTCCCGCGTAGACGCTGTTAAGATGCTGGATGGTGTTTGCGGCGCGGTTGTTTTCGTATAACGGGTGGCCGGAGCAATAGTCCTCGTATCGGTCAACGTCCCGAAGAACGTCCGCCCAATGCTCGGCGGTGTGAAGAACGCCCTGCCGCACCTCATCGCCGAAGCGGAGGATGCGGCTTCGCGCCTCGTCCGCGCGGCACGCGGCGTCGTCCTCGATGTGCTTTACGAGCTTGCCGTCGAGAGCGTCCAGCCGCTTCACGATCTCGTTGTTATTCTTACGGTTGGCGAGGATCAGCGAGAAGATGCCAGCAACGGCAGCCCCGCCGCATGCGGTGATGATTGTCTTTATGATTTCCATTTATTTCTCCTACTTTACTCCGAGGATACGGTTCACTTCGCCCTGCACGAGATCGTAAAACCACGCGCCGAGCTTCTGCTTTCGCTCCTCGCCGTTGCCCCACTTCCCGTCGAGCACCTCCTGCGCCATCGCCGGAATGCTCACGGTCATCCCGTCTTTCCCATCGGGATCCGTAGGGGAGGGGCTCTGCTCCTCCCTCTCCCCGAAGTACGAAAGCGGGACGTGCATGATATCAAGGTCAAGCGGCTCCCCGCGGTACTGGTGAAAGACGCATTTCCCGGAAAGATCGGGATAATGCTCCCCGTCGTTCCAGCCCCACGCCGCGATCCATTTGTCATACCCCGTGTCCCCGATTCGGTTTTTAAACCAGTCGAGATTCGCGTACACACCGGTCCTGTTCCCGGCCTCTTCCATGGCTGCGCAGAAGGTCTTGCACATCGCGGTAATCGTCTCGTTAGACGGGAAGCCGTTATATGCCTTGTACCCGTCCGCGTCCTCCATATCGAACCACACACCGAGACGGGGCTTCCGGCCATTGAGAAAGCGCAGACACCGCTCCGCCTCCAATTTGGCCGTATGACCATTCAGCGCATAGCTGTACCAGTAGATGCCCCACGGAATGCCCAGCGCGTCGCACTTTGCGATGTTGCGCTCTGCCCATTTGTCGACATTTCGGATGCCGTAGCCGCCGCGGATGATGACAAAGCCATCCTTGTACGGCGTGAAATCGAAATCGCCCTGATGCTCGGAAACGTCAATACCGTTCATTTCCATGTTCCTCCTGCTTTGAATTTTGCCAGCGCATTTTTCCATGCGCCGCCCTTGCGGTACAGCGTTGCTTGCTTCCACACGCCGCCGACCTTGATAAAAACCGTAGCGCCGAACAACGCAGGCGCGGTAAAGGTCGCGGTTTGAACGGCGACAGCGGCGTCAACACCGCCGACATTTGCGGTGATTGTGACACCCTCTCCGGCTTCGCCGACGAAGTAGAATGTGGTCGTTCCCTTGGATACGCCAAAGGACGTGTCCTCCGTTCCGGTAACGCCGCCGATGTCACACCGGAGCTTCCATTTCTCCGGCGGGTAATAAGTGCCGTAGCTGCCGTTGCCGCTCGTCAGCTCGGCTTTAACGGCAAACTGCCTGCCGTTCAGCCGGGCGATGTAGAGCTTTCCGGAAAGGCTCCAATGGTTCGCTACTCCCGAAACGCTTTTTTCCTGCTCCCAAGCGCTGCCGCTTGGAAGCTCCGGCGCTGTCTGTGACCATGCCATACCCGCACCTCACTCCGAATACATGAGATAGATATCCCCGTCACTGCCGAGCTCTGCGCCAGGCTCCGTCGTTCCGGCGTAAATGTGCCGCACCTGATCGGCGGAAAGGCCAAATTTTGTATAGGGGATATTGTCGGCGAGCTGACCCGCGCCGACCGTCTTGTCCGCAATCTTCTCCGCCGTAACGACCTTGCCGCCGAGATTCGCTGTGCCTACCGCACCGTTGGCGTTGGACAGCGCTCCAAGATTCGCCCGCGCCGTTGCTGCGTCTGCGGCTCCCGTGCCGCCGGAATCGACGGGCAGCGCGGTGGTCTTAAAGGCCGCTCGGATTTTTGACACGATGTTAGACCAAGGGGTTTTCCGATTCAGCGATACGGAAACATCATAGAACGGGAAATAGTCCCCGTCCCCAAGCGTCGCTTCTGCGGCAAGATCTTTTGTCGCCGCCTGTTTCGCTTCGATCGCATCCGGAATTGTAGTTTCATCATCTGCGCTCACGGGGATATCGTCGCCGGTTAACGTCACATTTCCAGAGGCGTCCGGCGATTTCGCGTTCACTGACACGACAGAGCCGGAGCCGTTCATGCCGTTGTAGACGGAGAATGTGGTAAACTCCCCATTGTCGAACGTGATTTTGTATGTGTCAGTCGTACCGGCGGCGTGTGTGCCGCTTTGCAGCGTAATGGACGCTATACCGTTGCCGTTCTTTACGTTGAACGTGGAGGTCGTTCCGTCCGTGAGCGTAACGGTGTAAGTGTCAGTCAAGCCGCTCGTTCCGGTTTTGGCAATGCTCTTAATGGATGAACCGTTTGTCACGGTAAAGTTGGTGCTTGTGTTGTCCGAGAACGAGATTTTGTAAGTGTCTACAAGGCCGGACGTGCTGATTTTCGTTACGCTCGTGATTGCCCGACCATCCGTTCCCTTGTCGCCCTTCGCGCCGGTCGCGCCGCGTACCGAGGTCGTCTGTACCTCCGTATCGTCAGACATGATGAACGTCAGGGTATAGTCATCGTTTAGGGTAATGCTCTTAATGCCGCCGTGCCCGTCAAGAGCCGTTGCGAGGTCATTGATAAGCACCTGTCCGGTCAGGGACTTTGCCTGTCCCGCCTGTTCCATTACAAACAGGTCTGTCGTTGTTACGGTTGATGCTCTCGGGAGCTCGCCTACTGTTTTGTCAGCCAAGGATTAGCCCTCCTTCGTTTCCGCTGCAATCAATTTCTCAATAAGCAGCTTGATATAAACGAGCTTCTCGAAATTCTCCCATCCATCGACGCGGAGAGTACCGAGAAGCTCCTTGATTTTGTTAAGCTCGTTCATTCTTCCTCCCCAGTGAAAAGCCTACGAAGCGTTACGCGGATTCCGTCATTCTGAGCGGAAATGCTTACAAGTTTTATAAAACCTGTATACTCGTAAGATTCCCCGTTGCTTTCATAACAGATCTTTTCTAAGTTCGTTTTCCTTGAAAAGAAGTCGGCAATCTCAACGACCGTTGATCCTGTAATAACTATATGCATATTCCCTGCGGTACTTATTCCGAAAAAAGAACAATTAAACGCTCTATCATTTGCAAGTATCATTTTATTGACCTCTCGTTAAAACCCATGCGTATGTACCGTCTCCGAGTTTTACATATTTCCATACAACGGAATAATCTTTATATTTAATCGTTAACGGCACTTTTAGATTATTTATCGTTGCGTATGATGCTCCTAAGTTTCCGGCTATAAATTCCGCGAAGTCGTATGCATTGGCGAGGCCGGTATTTATCCAGCTATTTGTGTTGGCAGAGGTTATTGTTCCTCCGCCTATCTGACCGCCGGATATGTATCCCGCATACTCTCCATTTTGCGTGCCGGTTTGAATGCGATTTGCAAACACATTCCCGGTAAACGTCCCGTCCGTTGCGTACAGCTGCCCATTGCTGTTTACGCGGAATTTGCCGCCGCCGAGGGCGATGCCATCTGTTCCGATATAAACACCGTTCACCGTGCCGTACAGCGAAGACAACTCGTTATAAAGAGCATTCTCCGTGATGGTGAAACCCTTGTTCTTACTTCCAATGAATCCGGACGTTGCCGTTATCTTGCCGGTGATGTCCACACCGTCTTTCGTCGCCCTGAACACTTCCTGCCCTGAGCTTTCCAGCACAAACCCGTCCGCCGTCAAAGACCAACCAAAAGAGGCGGAATTGCCGCCAGTCTGCGTCACTCTCGCAGCGATCTCCTGCGCGTGCAGTTCCAAAGCCGCCCGCATTTCCGCTTCACTCGTTTCTCTGGCCGTGACCTCTGCTTGAATGCTCGCGGCATTAACTCTAAGGCTTGCCCGCGTCTCGGCAAACTGCCTGGTGGTCTTCCGGTCGGTCGGGGATTTATAGGGGTACTCATGGTCAACAGCATTCTCCTGCGGCGCGGAGATACGCGCCGCCATTAGCGTTGAGAAATTGGTTTCATTAACATAGATGCCGGAGAAAACGCCATTGATGGTGACGCCGTCTCCAAGCTCCGCCGCAGGATCAAGCTTTGCCCATTCCGTGTCATACGGTCGATAGACAAACTCCCCGATGCTCTCTAAGATGTCGTTCGCCATCTGTTGGGAGCCCCACGGGCAGTCAAGCTCTAAGACATTATCCCCGATACCGGCCTCATAGAAGGAATCATCGTCAACGTTAATGCGGACTTTGGTGTATTTCGGCAGCTCCGGCGTTGTCGTATACCCGGAGGCGCTTCGACCAATAAAAACCGATTCAGACAAGGATCCTGTCACCTCCGAACGTTAGGACATATCCGGCGGTATCCACGAGATAGCGTGTCTCGATGCCGATCTCATTTAGCCGGACAAGACGGAGCTTTCCATCGTCCGACATGATGAAATTTCCCGCGTACATTGCCGCGATGTATCCGAGAATTTCCCTCATAGCGTAGCCGCCGGGATACTGCACCGGATACCCACGCCGCATGATGTCAAACGTGCGTGGATCGACCTCCACGCCCATATGCCCAGCAATAAGGCTTACAACGTCAATGTCCGTTTTGGGCCATTCGCCGATGTCCCCATTCACAGGAAAATCGTTCTCGGCCTTTAACATCGCGTCGTATCCGTGGAATACGATCTCGTCCGTGCTCTCTCCGTCGGAGCGTGTATCGATATAGAACACGCCCTTTGGTAGCCATTCGCTTTCCTTCATGTCATTCACGGCACGGATAAACGGCTTGATGGAGGACATTCTCTTGATCGTCGCCGTCGGCTTTACCATCGTGACATCGATTTCCGCGGCTACACAGCACCCAACCATCGGCTTATCGTCCGTGAAAAGTTGCTGCGTGGTCTTGATTTCTTTGAGCATGTTCCCGCCGTATCCGCCGGAATCGGAATCGTAATAAATCCTCGTCCCGCCGAACGTGATATAGTCAGCGTGCTCGTCGATCAAATAAAACTCGTCGCCGATGACGAGCTTGGTCTCGAACCAATGCGTACCGGCGACGATTTCCTTATATGTTGCGCTTGTGTTCTGCATGGCTCATCTCTCCACAAGGGCGAGCGCATCAATGTTCCAGCGTTCTTTCCCATCACCGAAAGATGTATCGACCGTAGCCTTGCCGGTGCTGTTGTACATCGTCGTGACTTGCGTACCTTTTAACCACGGATTTGTGTAGGTGACTTCGACATACTCCGGCATAAGTGTAGGGAGAACGATCTCGGCGTCTTTGGTGTACAGGGGTTTAAACGTTGCATCGATGCGGAATTTCGTTGCGATCCGCGCCCGGTGCATGGTGTAATCCATCGTGCGCCCCGCGTCCGGGCTGTCGCCGTCCTCTCTGGTCACGGTGTACCCGCCGCCGTCAAGATACGGAAGCATATCAACGCCGTTGACAATCAGTTTCATTTGCCGCGCCCCCTGTTCCGTTCCTCGCTGTAAGTGTACATGATCTCGCCGACCTTGCGCTTATCAAGGTAAACGTCGCTCGGTTTGATTTGTTCGTTGCCTCGCAACGTTAAACGGTCGAGAAGCGCGTCCAGCTTACTTTCCAACTCTGGGGATATACCATACCCATACCCGGAGGAAAACGCATTAGGCGGCACTACACCGCCCATAGCAACGGCGGGCATTCTCATGCTCAAACCGGCGAACTTATCAGTCATCCGGTCAACGATGCCGTCCGCAACCATCGACACCCACTGCGTGTTTCTCTCAAGCGGAATGACGGCCTCCGAGCCATCTTCGCCGGCAATAAACGGAGTGCCCTTTTTGACGATGCCGCCCTTGGCGAGACGCGGAATAGATACAGAGCTTGCACGCCAGTTTATACCGCCGCCGCCGAAGAATTGCAAAACACTGCTGAACGCCCCGACGAGGTTATTGAACATCGTAATAACGCCGTTAACAAACGCTTCCACAGTGCCAAGGATACTGTTGATAAGGGACGCGCCCCAGCGTTTGATTTCAAGCCATACATCGATCCACGCGCTCTTGATCTTGTCAAGCGCCGCCGACCAATCGCCTGTGGCGAAACCGTACACAACAGCGGCCAGCGTTTCAAAGATCGCCTTTATAAGTGACAATGCCGTGCGAATAGCGCCGACGATATTGTTAAAAGAATACTGAACGACGCCGTAAAGCAGAATGAATACTTGCGAAAGAACGTTGCCTTTTTCGGAAAGCGTTTTCAGCGCATTGTCGAACCACCCATTGACTATGCCGCTGATCTTGTCGAAAAACGCGGTGATGTCGTCCCACCACCCGGACAGGAATGAACCGAGAGCAAGGAACGCTCCGATTGCAAGCGGTATCCATGATCCGGTGAGAAGGGCAAGACCAATACCGATTTTAAGAAACCCGGTTGACATCTCTACGCACATGTCTTTCGTAAGGCTTCCGGTATTGATGAAATTTTTAAAAGCATCAATCAAATCCAGAGTGCCGAAAAGAACCAGCGCAATACTCGCGGCAGTTTTCCCGAACGCAAGCCCGATAGCAAGTGCCGCTATCCCCTCCAACAGGTTTTTGATAAGCCCGAGATTGTTCTTGATCTTGTCGCTGATCGCTACATCTTCGTACTTGATCCCGCTGCCGGAACCGCCCCCGCCGCCGCCGGAGGACGAATCCTGCGCAATGGTCAGCGTATCAATGCCCATGAGCTGCTTTTTCATTTCCTTTGCAGCGCCAGCGCCGGAGGATAGATTGTCGCTCAACTTTCCCGTGTTGGTTATGGCCCGCTTGAATGTGCTTTTCCCACTAAGAGCCGCAAAGAACGCCGCGATAGCGTCAACGGCCTTTGTGATCCAGCCGATGAGCGTCTGCAATACCGGGATAACCGCAGTAAGAATTGGGGCGAACGCAGCGCCCCATGACGCCTTTAGCCCCTGCAAAGACGCTTTCAGTTCGTTAATGCTTTTCTTCGTCTCCGGGTCGTTCTCAGCATAAGCCTTTACTGCTTCAATGGTGTATTGCTTTAGCTTTCGGAAAAGAACGAACAGCGAACGGATACCGATTCCGTATTTGAGCAGATTCTTGATGCCGCTTTTGATGGACTGCTGCGCCCCCTCCATAGCGGCCTTGATGTCAGCGCCTTTGGACGCATCGGTAATTGTCTGCGTCAGCTCCCCGGCTCTTTTTTTCTGTTCCTCCAGCTCTGCTGTCTGCTGTTTCAGTTTGTCAACGATTTTCGCGTCCTGCGCCTCAAGGCTCTGTGCGGCTTTCTCTTTCGCCACAAGAATCTTTTCCTGCTCGGAAAGCTGCGCTTTGATTTCCGCCTGCCGCTGGGTCTCTTCGATCCATGTCTGCGGATCAGCATTGGCGTTAATTGCGGTTTTTGCCTCGCTCTCGGCCAATGAGGATTTCAGCTTTTCGACCTTATCATAAGCCTGCGCCGCCTCATCCTGCGCCTGTTTGAGCTGTTCAACGATGGGTGCGCGTTTCGCCTCGCCGCTCTCCATGTTCTTTTTGAGCCTGTCCATGTCGCGTTGGAGTTTGTCCAATTCTTTGGCGGCTTGCCCGGCGTCTATTTCGACCGGGAATCTAAGTTCTGTCGCCATCGCATCACGTCCATTTCTTCAACATTTCTTCGTCCTCTGCTGTGTACTTCGTCGGGAGCGTTACCAAGTCCCGATTCTGCCGTAGCCATTCCCGCTCGTATTTTTCGAGCTTTTTACCTTTGGCAAGTTTCGAGCGCAGCGACACGATCTGCGAGAATGCGCAGTCCCCGCCTATCTCCATGTACGCGCCCATGAACGTCCACCAGTGGAGATATTCGACCGAGCGGCATTCGTAGCCGAGCACACGGTTGACCGGCGCGACGATATACGGGAAGTCCTTTTCCCAATCCACAAGGCGGGCGGATTTCTTCCCGTGCGGCTGTCCGAGATCGATAAACCAGAAGCACTTCTCCAATGCCTCCGAATAGTCAGTCAGTTTTTCCCAATCGGGGAAAATCGTCTGTATTGTCGCCTCCGCCTTGTCCGCATCGGAAAAATCAGGGTCATTCAGAACCTCTATGAGGTCGAGAATAACCCTGTAGTCCGAGCGTATCGCATGGTCTGCACCGCCGACGGCAAGCGACATCGGCAGGGAGTAGATCATTTCTTGAATTTTGCGAGATACTTTTGCAGCTTCGGATTCGTCTTTTTCTTTTCCGCCGTAAAGGTATCGTTCATGTTGTCGATGAGGCAGAGCATCAGGTTGCACCACACGGGCAGACCATCCGCCATCGCATAGGTGTTCATCGTGCCATACAGGGGAGTGCAAACATCAAAGCCAAAAAGCCCGTTGATAAGCTCTCGCATCTCCCCGTCCATCGCACGGGCGGCAGCAAAGATTTTCTTCGCGTCGTTCTCCCCGGCGAGCATCGCCTGGTATTTGTCCTGCTGCTTGTCCATCGCGTCAAACGCATTAAAAACGCGCTCGATAAAGTCAATGTCGGTGAGGTTGAGCAACACCGTCACCTTTCCGTTAATGGAGATTTCCTGTACTCCGGTATCATGTCTAAGTTCAAGCATTGCTTAACCTCCTGAAAATTAGGTCTCCGGCGTAAACTCGATAGCGCCGCTAGTGCCCTTCGTGGCCGTGCCCTTCGTGCGCTTGCCGCCGTAGGTCACATTGATGGGCATCCCGACGCTGCCGCCGCCCTCGCCGCCGAGACCAGTGACCTCGACCATGCACGCCTCATAGCGCTCGGCAAACCCGGCGTAAGTGTGGACGATGAGCATGTCCATAGCCGCAAGCGCCATCGCGTCCTGATCGACAACGGCGAGCTTCCAAATCTTCTGCTGCGCCGCGTCGCCGCTGTCCAGCTCGCACGGCTCGAAAGACTGCGTAATGACAGGCTTCTTCATCGTGCCGTAGGTGTCGCCAAGGATGTCCTTCTTGCTTTCGGTAGACCAGTCGTATTCCTCGGAGCTGTCCTCTACGCGCTTGCCGATCACCGACCAAACAGGAGCAGAACTCGTGCCGGTATTCAGATAAGCGAGAAGCAGCTCACGCGCCACAGTCTGCCCCGCAGCAGTGGTAAACGTGTATTCAGCCATTCGTTAAATCACCTCGTAAATTAAAGTTAAGAGGATCTGGTGATCCTCTATGTCTCCCTCGTATCTGGCAAAAAGAGCCGCCGCCGTGTCGCGTTTGACCTTGCGCACGCGGATACCGTCCGCAATCGTCAGACTGCCCGCGTTTGCCTCTGCCCACGCGCCGTATGCATCCAGCACCTCATCCGCGCTCATTCTCTCGTCTGCGTTCTTCGCCGGGACGCGATAAATAAGTTTGAACTGGTACTGTGCCTGATACGAGCCGTCGATAAACTGCTTGGTTTTGTACGCCGCCTGAATGGTAGATATACATAAACCACTTTTCTCGCCCAACCATTCAAAGTCGAGCTTGGAAAGCGGTTTATCTAGATACGCATTCAGCCATTGCCGAACGGCGCGGCTCACGTCTGCGTTTTCTTCCGCAGATACTAAGGTTATATTTTTCTCATTGTCCAAGGAAGTGTTTCACGCCCCTTTCAGCGACTTCCGCCCACTTCTTTCCGTTATCCGCATAAGAGGCTTCCACCCAATGCGATTGTGCTTTCGTGCTGTACTGCTGTGTAAAAACAAGGTTTTTGTCTATCGGGTGAAGATGAGAATCCTTGCGGTGTCGCCACCCTTTACCCTCATAGAACACAGCGTGCCGCCCTTGCTCATCGACCATTACCTTGCCGTACCAGAGATAGCGGACATAACCAGCCGTGTACACAATCGTGTTCAGAATTACTTTTGTGTTCTTCTGCAACACGCCGTTAAGAAAAGGTACGTATTCGCGGGTGTCCTTTTCGATATGATCCGCTAAGACGGCTTCCTCCAGCTTGCAAGCCTTGCGAAAACCCTTCGCGCTGATAGGCTTGATCTTTATTGCGATATTCATTTCGCACCTACTTGGAAATGGCGCATATCTCCGCCGAAATCACGGACATCAACCGTGCTCACGTCAAACGCATAGTCGTATTTCTCTTGCAGCTGCGCAAGGCTCATCATTTCGGAGACCTCGCCTTTGACAAAGTAGGTGGATGTGGAATTGCTATGTCCGCCGCTGTCCAGCGTCCACAAACCCTGTTGATTCTCCGCCGCATAGAACGCTTTTGGATCGACATACGTTTTCTTGTCGCCGGTCGTGCTGACTGCATCAACGGAAAAGGGGATATATAGCGTGGCGGCGTCAGCGTCGGCAAGCCCCGTCTTCGCAACATTCGTTCCCTTAGACACGTCCAACAGCACACCACGAAGAATGGTAATGCTGCTGTGCATCTTTAGGTCGTCGTCCTCATAGGAGTTAAAGACAGTCACAGTATGTGGAAACACAGCGCTGCCCTCCTCTATACAGAAGCCCCGTCCATGCCAGATAGTCCATAGCGATATCTTCCAGCGTTTTCCGGGCAGCTTCCGCCGTCTCTACGCCACTTGCGTATGTTTTGCTCCACGCGCCTACGGTCTGGCTCTTGACCTCGCCTCCGCTCATGCTCTGCGCTTTGGCGTTCTCGATGATCTGATACTGTTCCGCCAGCGCACAACAGCACATCGCAAGCGCGTTGTCATCGTCCGGATAATCCTTCGCCTTGCCTATCGTGTAATAGTCGATAAAGGAGCTTGCCCGCGTTGCTGCGCGGGCAAACTCCTGTTCCGTCAGGGCGCTACCGAAATAAGTATCGGTGTAAAACGTGTATGTTGCGTACATCTGCGCCCCTCCAGCTTATCAGCCCACGGTAACGGCAGCCGTGCCGGACTTCGTGCCGTCCTGCTTGGAAGTCGCGGTAACGGTCAGCGCAGTATTCGTCTCGTTGGAGGCGATAGTCAGCGTGCCGTTATCGTCAATCTTCGTCCCAGCCTTAACAGCAGCCGTGCCGGAAACGCTCCACAGCACTCCGTTAGACACTGCACCCTCGCCGGTCACAGCGGCGGCAAACGCCTTGCTCGCACCCTTAGCAACGGTAGCGGTAGCCGGGGTAACGGTAACGGTGTTGACCGTACCGGCAGGAGCATAAACCGCGAACGGGCAGTACTTCGACAGGGTGTCGTTGTACGCCGTCTTCGGGTTCGGGATTTCCCAGCCGAGACGCATAACCGCACGCAGAGCGACCATGTCATTCTGCATGAGGTTGTAAACGATGGAGTTGTCGGAAGGATCCTGCACAACGCCCTGATCGAAAATCTTGAACGTGATATCCTGACGGATGGAGTACACCAGCTCCGACCAGTCACCAGCAAACATAAGCGCCTTGGCAGTGTCAAAAGCGCCGTTGCGCGGGAAGTACATGGGGGAGCCGTCCAGCGCATAAGGCGTCGCGCCCTGCATATCGGTTTTGAAGATGGGGTTGCCGTTCAGGTCTTTCAGACCGCGCAGCTTAGCACGCATCTGGATAGCGGACATAATGCCGTTAACAAGATAGCCGCTCTCCTCGACCTTTGCGATCACGCCGCCCTCGGCGAGAAGGTCGTCATAGATGTACGGCGTCGCCGCCACAACAGAACCGGCTTTAGTGCAAGTCTCAAGGACGCTGTCGCGCCAAGAGGTGGGCTTGTTCGTGCCGAACAGGATCGCGCCGTCAATGACCTTACCGAACGCCTCAACGAGACGCGGGCGGACTTCGCCCCAGATGTCATAGTCGGCATCGTCAAGCACCGCCTCCGGAATGGGGACGATAACGGCGATCTCTTCGGCATAGATTTTCTTCTTGTCCCACTTCATCTTGGTGGTCTGCTTCATGCCGGTATCGCCGTTCACGAAGTAGGCAGTGGGAAGCATATCCAGAACATTCATCGTCTGGGTCTTGCTGGTCATGTTGGGGAGACGGCGGCCCATCTGGAGGACGGCGCTGCCCTCGGTCACGCCCTGAATGATCTCACGGGTGACAGGTTCCGGGATAAGACCGGAAAGGTCAGTTCTTGCAGTAATATTCGTAGCCATGTTTTACCTCACAATTCATTTAAATTTGCCCCGGATAAGGGCGTTCATAGCGTCGTTCGTGCCATTAGCACTGTTGGCGCTGTTGCCGACGTGCGCGGACATATCCACACGCACGGAGGCGGGTTTGCGATCTTTCAGAAACTCGTCGGCTGCCTTTTCAAAGCTCACCGTGTCCGTCACTTTCTGCCCGATCTTAAAACAGTAAAATTCCAGCTCATCAGCCGAAACGCCCTTTGCGGTCAGATACTTTTCCCGCTCAAACTGCGTTACCTTCGCTTCGGCGGCAAGCCGCGCCGCCTTTTCGGTGTCGCGCTCTTTCTCAATGCCCTTGAGCTTGTCCGCTTCGCTCTGCTGATTGGCTTTCCAAGCCTTATAAGCGTTCATTTCTTCCTCGGTGGGCATTCCTTTGGTTGCCCGCGCGAGACGCTTTGCAACGATATTGTCTACCTCGGCTTGTGTAAAAGTAGCCTCGTTCCCGCCCCCGGCGGTGTTGGGATTGGTATTCAGTTCTGCCATGATGATTCCTCCGTTTTCCGCCCGTCGGCGTATTCCGTTTATGCCCGTCGGCAAACAAAAAAGGAGCCAGTCCCGAATGGGACAAACTCCTTGAATGTTTATAAATGCATGGCCGCTGTTGAGCAGTAGCGACGCGGTTTTTGTATCCCCCTCCGCAGGGGCAAGACAGGGGGAAAGGAAGGAAGCCCTGCCAAAGCAAGACCGTTATTTCTGTACCCGCCACAAGGTCAGGCGGCGCTCTCTGTTATGCTTTTATCGTTGGTTTATTTATTGGCCGCTTTCTGCGCATCTCGCGATTCTTTCGGCCCAAACTCCGCGATGTTCCCGCGCTCGTATTGTGGCCGTAGTCCCGCCGCCTTGCTGAAAGCCTCGTATTCCTCGTTTAGACGACGATACCGTACAGCCTTGGTCGTATATTCCTCATCATCTCCGCGCCCTTTGGCGGCTATCAGCTCGCGTTTAACTTTACGGAGCGATGCCTCGACCTGCCTTTGCTTTTGTGTCGCCTCGTAAAAGGTGTATTGCTTTCCCTCAAACTCAAAAGGCGGCGGGTCGATGTTCTCCAATTCCTCATCGGTGTATGTCCGCTCGGAAACGCCCTCGATCCAGATATGGTACATATGGCGGCAGTTAGCGCCGCACAAGCCATCCACTTCATCAAGACCGCAGACCTCATATATAGACGGGTAAATATCGCCGGTACGGACGGAATAAACGCGCCCCTGCCATTTCTTGTGGCTCGCCCATGGCGTTTTGCCCTCTCCGTCACGCGCTCCGCGGTGCGCTGTAACCTCTCTGTACGGCGTGTCAAGCAACGTCGCCGTCTGCTCCGTGTACTGCCGTGAAAGCTGGGTAACGCCCGTCATAACAGCTCTGCGGGCAGCAACGTCAACACGGTTATGCCAGCCGCTTTCATAGTCAACGTACTGCAAGCCGCTGTCCGTCAGCATCTTTGTCGCGTCACGGATCGCCACATTATAGCTCTGCCCGCTCTCCACGCGCATCAAGGCATCGTCAAGCACGCGCTGGTACATCCGGCCTATATCATCGACCTTTACCGTGCCGTCCGGCGCTCTGTGCGCAAAGCCCATGCTTCGGGTAATGTTCGTCAGCTCTCCGAGCGTCTGCATCTCAATGGCGTTGATTTCCTGCATGAACATGTCGGCATTGAAATTGTTTTCGCCAAGAATGAGGTTGTCGTCAATCAGCGTATCAAAATACTGCTGGTTTCGTTGAACCGCCTTGTTCCATACGGTGTCAAACTCGCTCTGTGTGAGCTTTAGGGTTTTTCGGATATACTCGTTGATTTTCTTGTAATCATACCCCCTCCGCTGCAAAGACCGTATATGCTCTATCGCCGTCTCAGTCATTTCGCCGGTCATGGCAACACGGGAGCATATATCCTCAAGGATTTGTTCTTCTAAACGCTGATATAGCCGCATAAGCGGCAGGGGCAGGGAGTACATGAACTCTGGCGTGATTGGATATTTTGCCATTACTCATCGCCCGATAAAAGGCTCTCCATCTGCGGCAGGGCGGCTTTTGCAGTTGCCTCATCCTCATTCATCCACTTAGCGCGGAACTCCCAGTGATTCATGATTCCCATCTGCACCATACGGGAATCGCGGTTAAAGTCCGTCTCTTTGTCCTCAATGATAGAATCATCGAAATCGACGGTTATCTCGACGCTCTCGTTTAGCCCGGCGTTCATGTAAGCATTGCCCATTCGGAGCAGGACGCGGCACAGTTCAATGAGAACGCTTTCAAGGATGATCTCATGCTTTTTGATCGTGCGAAACATCTCGGAGTTTTCGCTTATGATCTGCGTCGCCGTAGACACGTTGCCATTGTCGTATTTGTAATGGTTCTCGCCAAACCCGCACTTGCTCGACAGAAGATTGAGCATGTCCTGAATACCGGCGTTGTGTTCCGCCGTGCGAAGGTTCATGTTGATCTCTTTGATGATATTGCCGTCCTGCCCGTCGGCGGGAAGAACATAAAAAACAACGTCGCTAGTATCGAATAGCGGCTCGCCCGTGTGGAAATTCTTTGTCGCCTGCGGTTTGAGCATAACGCGCTTCTTGCCAAGCTGAAACTCATTCACATAGCTGTCGTATGTCAGGTCAACGCCCTTTAGCTGATCTATGGCGTTAGCAAATACCGAAATGCCCATTGGGAGGGTTGCATCAACATTATTGACGATGTTCAGCCGGTCAATTACGAACATTCGCTGCGTGAACGGCGTATGCACGACAGGGGCGACGTTTTCAAACCCCGGCACATCGGCAAGTTTCACCTCCGACAGGCTGCCCTTTGTGTCACGATACAGTAGGTTTTCAATGTCGTATGTTCCCTTTTCCGTTCGCTTGTGGATGCAGATGTAAAGGTAAGAATCTTTCTTTATTGCCTTGTGCGATCCGAACGCGCATTCGGTAACGATTCCGTTCTCCCACGTCAGCGGAAGAATGAGATCAGCAGGAACGTAATCAATACGAATCTCGCCGCCGCTCGCGTTTACCTCGCCCGTGTTTGCGTCCACAGACGCATTAACGACCGTCGGAACATACGCAACCGTGCCGCGAGCCGCCTTGATCTCCTGCATCTCATTCGATTTGACAGCGAAGTTGTTCCGCTCAAAAACGGAATCGATGAAATCCTGCTCTTTCTCCCCCTCGAGCGTTATTTTGCACTTTTCGTTCAGCAAAAGGTTCGCCCAGTCCTCGCAGATCTTTTTCGCCATGCCGAGAGAGTACAAGCGGCACGGGACGTACTTCATGCCGTTCCAGATGCGGTAACGGTGGAACTGCTTTACATACCCGTCATACCAGCTCTTCCAGTTCTCAATGTAAGTGTAAAACTCTTCCGGCACGGTTGTATATCCCCGCGCCCGTAAAACCTCGTAGATGTTCATGCTCTCACTCCGTACAATCTAAATACCCTCTCCATCCCGTACCGCGCGGCAGAAATAAAGTGGTCGTCTTTATCCGGGTATCCGCTTATGACGTTTCCGTCTTTGTCTCGTTCGTATTCGTAGTTTATAAACTCTTTATACGCCTCCGGCGTCCTCATCGGGTCAATGACAATCCGGCGGCATTGGAGCCACTTCATCCCGTATTCAACGCTGCCAGGGCCTTTTATTGCGGCTCTTGCATCAACGCCGCTTGCTCTCATATCAGCAACGCTCTTCGGTTCGGCGCTATCGCAAACAACAGGGAAGTCGTCGTATCCTTGTTGTTTGATCCACGCGGCATTGTCGGCATTGCTTGTCTTGTTGCTTCGGTGCTCGTCAACGAAATACAGCGTCTCGTTTGTTACATCGTAGTGCATACGCAGAAACGCGAACGGGTCGGGATACCACCCGAAGTCAACGCCTTGATAGATCCTGTCAAACCGCGCTATCTCATCATCCGTGATCGTCCGTGCCGTGATGTTATCGAACACGTTGCCGCCGTCACCGTTCGGGATGCCGAGATATTCATGCTCGTATGCCGACGGGTTGACATCTTTGAGATGTTCTGCGTCGTTGAGAAACACCGTGCCAAGCCATTCGGGGGGCGCTTCAAGGTACGTCGAGTGATGCCGCACCCGGTTTTCGTTCGGCTCAAGCATCTGCTGATTGACCCAATTGGCGCGGCTCTTCGGCGGGTTATAGGACGCAAAGAAATAGGAATCAACACCGCCGCGGAGAATGGATTGCTTTACGCTTCGCAGCTCCGCAGCTCCGGCGAGCTGGTCAAGCTCTTCCACCCACAGAATACCGATATGACCAAACGGTGGCTTTATGGATTTCAGTTTTACCGGATCGTCGCACCCACGGAAATAGATTTTCTGCCCGGTCTTTTTTAGCGTGATTTCAAGAGGCGAAACCTTAAAATCAAAGTCTCCCGCTATACCAAGCTCATTGATAGCCCATTGGATTTGCGAATAAACGCTATCTTTCAGCGTGTTCGTCTGCTTGCGGACGATGCAGGCGTGCATCATCGGATTGTTTTCCACAAGCTCCGGGACTTTGAGAGATATAAAGGACGATTTCAGACCGGCACGACCACCGTCAAAGATGTAATCCCTGTTCGGCTCGATATGTCGGTTGATGTCCACAAATGCCTTGCCGATAAGCTCGGCAGGAATCCTGCACGGCTTATCCTCTGCCGCCGCGTCGTTTGTCCAGTTTTCCCACCGGTCAACGGCTCTGTCGTCGCCGCTTATCGCCTTGCCGTATACGCCAGCTACAATAGCTGCATTACATGTCATGTCCTCGTCATCAATGGCGAGACCGGCGCGCATGATCTGGCTTTTGAGCTTTTCCGGCGCGGGCTGCTGCGCTATCGACTTTGCGAGAGATGCAAGGCTCTTATTAGCCCTGCGAGCTTCCCCGGAGGCTATACCGCCTTTTTGCGCGATCTTCCTTTGCTCTTCCTTTGTTCGTTTGTCCAATGGGACAAGGTTTTCTTTGCCCTTTCGTGGCATACCCTCCCTCCCTTGAAAATAAAAAATCGCCGTTCTGAATTATCAAAACGACGATTGCTATTAAATTAAATAAAATGGCAAGCGGGCGGATTTCAACCGCCATCTCCGCTTTCGCGGCGTTTTCACTCGTAAACTACTACTTGCCGCTTCTATTATTCCACACGCTTTTTACCCTGTCAACCAGCTTCTTTTCTTTGGCGCTCAGTTTCTTAGTTCCATGTTCATCATGGATGTAACCGTAGTGTGTATGCTCTTTTTCGCTCTTGCCATCGATAAAGTGCGGCTGACCATTAAGATCAATCGTTTTATAGCGTTTATTCTCTTTATCGTAAAAAGAAATAAATTTTATAACATTCCTGCTATTAACCGTAACATATATGCGCTTTTTTGTTTGTGTCTCAAGCGGCGCTTTCGCATTGTCAGCGAGCCGATATTTTACAAACTTGATGTTACCGTCCTGCAATACCGTTTTGTACTCGCTGCCGTATGGGTACTTGCCTGTACCGCTTGCTGCGCCTCTGCCGCCCATTATCTAACTCTCCATGTTGCAGAGTTTTTACGTGTGCGGTAATACGTCTTGCCGTTCACTGTTACTTCAATCTTCCCACTGCTCATCGCGCTTTTGAGCGCCGAGAAAAGCGTATTTGTTTCTTTCTGCTTCTGTGCTTTTTTTGCCTTGTTTTTCAAGCTGTTCACGTAAGAATCGACGGCCACACGTTTGTCAACGGCTTTCTGCGCGTTCTTTCGCACTTGCGCGGGGTTGAATCGCGCTACACCGAAAGTATAAGGGCTAACACTCTGTGATTCTGCTCTGAGTTGTTCGGTTGTAAGACGGTGAAGCTCTTTATATGCTGCTTTCGTTTCGTTCTCGTCAAATCCAAGTCCTTTTATAGTCTCAACATTCCGCATGTATTCCCGTTTTGTCGCATCTCCGATGTCCATTGCAAAACCTGCGGCGTTTGCCCTGCGTATAAGGTTCTTATCAAGGCTTGGCGCACCATCTTTTGATATTCCGCTGCTCGCTCCTCTGCCACCCATTATTTTTCCCTCTTTTTTCGTTCAACCGCAATGTATAACCTTGTTGCGCCGTTCTCGGCAAACCTCACGTCGTACCCACCCGGATAAGTTTTCGCCAGTCGTTTTATCTGGTTCAAGTCCGACGGCGATAGTGCTCTTGTGTCAATATTAAAGCCCTTGCGGTTGTCAAAATATGTATCTCTCGCCGGTGTCAAATCAATGCCGGTTTGCTTTTTTACGTACTCAATGTACGCACTCTGCACCTTATCGCCGTAAGTCGGGAGTTTTCTTTGTGTCTCTTCCTTTTCATTCTTCTCATATCCATAATTGTCGAGTGACTTCATATTCTGCAAAAGGCTTTTTATACTGCCTGTTTTCCGCCCTGTTGGTGCACCCGAAATCCCGCTGCTTGCTCCACGTCCTCCCATCAGCTTTCCCTCCGAATCTCTCCGTGTTGTGATTTGCAATGTAACTCACGCTACATGGGAATTTATATCCTATATCCCCGCCGTAACACACGACATGAGACGGCCTCAACCGTTTTATTGCCTCATCCATACCCGCGAACCATATACCACCGGCGTTTTTATCGCGCTTGACACCTATTGTACTAACGGAAACTACACCGCCCGGCTCAATGCCGTCGAAGCAAAAATCAAAGCTTCGTTCATCCGCCCATTGCAATGTCGGAATAACTGCTATGCCAGCGTCCTGCATGATCTGCCCAATCAGCCTAGAACGGTACACGTTCCATATCTGCATGGCGAGCGGCATATCCAGATAGAGCGAAAAGTCCGGCGTGAGAACACAATCGAACACACCGAGCTTGTCAATGTACTTGTCCGGCGTTGTCCACACTCTTTCAAACTGGTAATCGTCGATATAGAAGTGTATGCCCTTGTCGTATTCCTTGCTTGTTAGCATATAGTTGAACGAAATCAAATCCTCCGGTATATGGTCTGTCGCTTTCAGTGTTGGCATATCCCATTTACCAGCGGCGCGTTCCGCGTCATATTCGCGCAGATTCATTTTACTGTACGTCTTCTCTCGTTCGTCGCCGTAATAGCCGTCGTCCTCTTCTTCCTCCGGCTCATCGGAATAGCCGAGAAAGCCGAGGTCAAGGCCCGGAAGCTCCAAGGACAGCATTTTCTTGTCAAAACTGCTGTCCATCGCTGTCTTGTTGTGGGCGATGGTATACTCCCGGCGCTGCTTGTCGGTCAGATGGTCGAGCCGTATGCACGGCGCTTCTTTTATACCCATCTGCCGCAGAGCCTCAAAGCGTCCGTGCCCCTCTACAATGGTGTTGGACTTGCCCCATACAGCGATAGGGTCGTTCATCCCATACCGAGCGATGGATTCCTTGATCTCGTCGATTTGCTCTTGTGGATGCTCTTTTGTGTTGTTGGCATACGGCTTTATCTCGTCCAGCCGCAGTGTGACTACTTCCATCTCCGCCGCCCCCTCCGCTGCGTACGGCTTTCCCGCCTTTCGGCTTCGCCCAAAACAAAAAGCCACGCTTTGGCGCTCGGTGATCGTCCGGCGTCTCTGCGTGGCTTTGGATGTTACTATTATACCACGGATTTTTGAAAAGTCACTAGCAAAAAACTCGCATTTTCACCGCGTCCCGTGCCGAGCGGTGCAGTAGCCGGACAATGCGCGGGTTGCCTTGCGCCATACGGTACTATCGTCACAGCCGAGCTCATCGCAAAGCCGCTGCACACCGTTTTTCTGTTTGTCGATGTACAGCACTTCCAGAATACGCTGTTCCTCGTCTGTCAGCGTGGCAAGGGCTTTCTTCGTCAGCCGCACCTCCGATTCTGCAATGCGGAGATTGTCGGACAATAGATCGATCAGGCAAATGCTGTTGTTCATGCGTTCTTCGTACGATGTGCCGCCGCCCTGCACCGGGGCCGTCCCCGTGGATGCGCTCTTGATGGATGTCATGCGGTCGCGCTCCATGTCGATCTCTTCCGGTATGGACTGGATCGCCGCCTCGTTTTTCCGTAGGTTGAAAAGGTCGGCCTTGCATTTCATTTTCCAGAGTTCGTTCACTTTCTCACCTCGTCATTCAATGTTAAACACGCTGTGCCGCGTTTTTCTTTTTATCGTGTGAATTTATAAGCGCGGATTTCCGAAGCGTTCGCGGCCTCTCTTGCGAGCCTCGTTTGCAGATTTTCAAATTCCGTACTGCTGCATTGCTGCATTTGACGTGAAAGCAAGAGCGTATCGCAGAGCATCTGCGGCGGGGGCGGCGCGGAAACGAAGACCCTAATCCCGTGTCTTGTTCCGCAATACTCGCACACGCTCCCGGTGATCGGAGCTCCACAGTTCGGGCAGTTTGTTTTACTGCTCATCGCATATGCTCCTCCACATAACACCAGCTCTGCGGCGGACGCTGCATTGGTTTCCAGCAGTAGGTATCGCAGTCTCCCATGTATTCACACCCGTTGCAGTTGCGGAAGTTCGTAATGTCTACCGGTTCGTCGTAGATTCTCAGATCAGAGATATGCCAACCCAACCCAACCTTTCCATGCAAATACATTTCAAGTTCGTTCTCGCGCAAGCACGCCTCTTTAAGAATCGGCTCGATTGGATGACCAAAATTGTCATAGTCAGCGAGTTTGTAGACCGGCTCCCCACCAATCCCGGTGTAGCCAATCTGCGCCAACCGGATGACTTGATCGCACACGAACTCACCGATCACCCGTCCATCGCGCTCGTTCCAATCCCCGCTTTTCGGAAGAGTTTGGTAAATATAGCACTTGAACGGCGTTTCAATCTTCGGGCGCGTCTTGCGCACTTCCATCGTCTTTTCCCCGGCTGCGATTAGCTCGCACCATCTAGGCTGGATGCTTAACATTACTGCTTTACTCATCGGTTAAACCCTCCAACACGTCGTCCATGCCGCCGGTCATTTTTGCGCCATACATGCACATCACTATGTGCGCCGATGAAAATTTTCTGCCATCCTCGTAATAACAAGGTGCAACCAATTTCATCCCGTCAACAAAGCGCACCAACATGACCGGCGTTGCCCACGGTGAGCCGGTAATTCCCTGCACCATTATATCGCGTTTGCCAAGGTCGAACTGATACCCGCCGTTGTCGGCATCGTACAAGAGGTCATTTGTCCAGCGCCAATCCTCCTTCATGCCGAGGTGGACGGTTTTTATTTCGATTTTGTTGGCTTCGACAAAATCGCGGATCAACTTTGCGTTATACTTTTTCATTGGTTCTCCTTTCTCCGATTTTGTTATCGTCAACAAAATCGTTTTTCTTTTCTCCGCCCCAGCAAAACCAGTCTGCGCAAACCGCCGCCGCGTGATAATCGCATACGCATTCGCAGTAATGTAAGCAGTCCTTGCAATGCACAACAGGCTCACGGTTTTCGAGTTCGACCTTTACCGCTTCCCACGCAAGGACAATCGGCATATGTTCCCGGTCTACCGTGTTGTGCGTGTGCGGCGGGATAACATCGTCAAGCGTTTTTATTGCATTTTCAAGCGTCATCGTTTTCTTTCCTTTCTCCGTAGCTGCAAAAGTCATCCGGGCCGACAATTCCCATTCGTGCAGCTCCGCATTCTCCGTAACAGTCACTGAACATGACGTGTTTGCAGT